GGCGATGGTGCTGCCAGCTAGGGCATAGCTGAGGGTGAACGGTGAGGCTGTGGTAGCAGCAGTCACCGTGAAGGTGCCATTCAGGGCAGCAAAGGGGGCCGGAAGGCTGCTCACCGACACCTGTTTGCCCACGCCGAAGCCATGGGCCGCTGCGAAGGTAAGCGTGGCCGTGCCCGATGCCAGGGCGGCATTGGTGACCGTCTTGGGGGCTACCTGCAGGGCGGACCACTCGGACACATACAGCCGGAACTGTGGGTTCAACCCCGTCTCCCCGGTCATGTACGGCTCTGTGCCGTACTCGGGGTTAGCGAGGATCACCACCTCCAGGCCAGCCACGGCCACCCCCTCGGGTAAGGCTTCATTGCGGCGGACCACGGCGATGGCAGGGATCGTCGTACCACCGCGAGGCGTGTAAGTGCCCAGCGCAGGGGCCACCACCGCATCGCCCGCCAGCAGGTCGTAGATGCCTTGGGCGGTCGTGGGCAGGCTCATGCCTCAGCTTTCCCGGCGGGCGGGCCGATCTGGGAACCGGGTGGCGTTGCGCTTTCCAAACGGCTTACGATCGTTTAGGATCCGATCATGCGGAACAAGCGGGGTTGCACCCCCGCCCGCCGCTGGTCCACGACTGCACCCTCTCGCACAGCCGCATTGGCTGAATTTAGCACTATGGAATCAAAAACAGTTCTGATCACGCCTGACATAGCAGAAAACCTGCTAGCAAACAACTCGATCAACAGGCCATTCAATAAAGCTAATTTAGCTTATTTAAAAAATCAGTTATTGTCCAATCAATGGAAGCTGACTCATCAGGGAATTGCCATTTCTAAAAATGGCAACGTACTTGACGGTCAGCACAGGTTAAAAACTGTGGTAGAAACTGGGATATCGGTTGAAATGCTTGTAACGTCAAATTTAGAAGAGAGTGTTTTTAGTGTTTTAGATACTGGTAGAAAAAGGGATGGCTCTGACGTTTTATCTATAAATGGGGCAACAAATACGCATTGCATGTCAGCAGGAATTAAAAACTATCTTTTATACAACAAATTTAAGGAAACCTCATGGAGGCTTCGCGCTTGTGTTAGCAACAGCGAAGTATTAAACGAATATCAATCAGACCCCTGGGGATGGCAGTGGAGTACTTGCTTGGCTCAAGGATACTCGTTAAAAGGAATCTTGCTCCCGGGTCCATTTAATTGTTTCATTTATTTAGCTAGACAGCAAGGGCACAAACCGGAAGCACTGGAAATATTTACAAAAAAAATAAACCAAGGCCTTGAATTATCCAAAGGCAACCCAATTCATGCTTTCAGAAACAGGTGTATTGTATCAACAACTAAAAGACGAGACTCGCAGCAATGGCTTGCAAATTACATAAAGCTTTTTAATCATGTTGTTAAGGATGATGAAATTTTAGTATTTAAGGATCAACACTTTCCGCCTATGCCTTTTGTTATCAGAGCGAATTGATCACCATGAGCATCCGCAAAGACGGGCGCTGCATGATTCAGCTCACGATGGCGCCAGACCTATACCAAGCCGTGCGCGACCACTGCAAACGGCTTGACACGCCAGTAACCGTATGGGCGCGGGAGCTGATCCGCCAGGCCCTTTCCACTGAGTCAACACCACCACCCACGAACACACCATGAAAACCTTCTCAGTTACATTCAGCCTTACTCTTGATGTTGCCTGCGCAGATCATTTAGATATTGATTGGGTAGCAAAGCAATTCGCCTACAAAAGTGATAGGTTTTCTACCCTTTGTATTGCAGGCGATCCTGAGGGCGGGATTGCAATACAGGCTGCATCATCCGGCATAGAGAGTATTCGGAGGTATGATAGCCCAAGGGTATCGGCGACTCCCAAATCCGAGGCTCCCGCATTTCTTGCGCTTACCGGAAACCGCTTTACTGCCATGCTTTCTAATCCAGCCATTAGAAAGATGATTGGGCCGCGAAGGTGGCGACACCTGGGCCAAGCGCATGGAGCGGGTCAGCCAACCGTTTAGCGCTGAGGCATAAAGGGCAATAAAAAGCCCCGGCAGTACCGGGGCCAGTCTCTTTGTTGGACGATTGAGGCGTTACTGGGATCCCAGTAACGGAATCAGAGCAGATCGAGGCCGACCTTGCCGTAACCGGCCAGGCTCACCTGGAACTTGATTACGGTGCCAGCAGCCTGCTCAGGCTGGTAGCTCTCAAAGAAGCCATAGCCGTACTCCACCTGCTTCCCGTTGTTCGGGCCGATGACGGCGTACTCAACCATGAGCTTTTCGCTCACGTTGAACTCTTCACATATCCGCATGGCACGCCACGCAGGATCAGCGAAATTCATCGCCCCACTGATGCTCCAGGTTTTGTCCCTGGCGGTAGGAATCGGGGTGTTGTAACTGCCTGCCTCGTCGTCGTAGGTGGTGACGCTTTCTTTGGTGGTGCTGTTGCTGGGCTGGATATTGGTCAGACCCAGTAGGCGGAACGGGGGATCACTGCCGTCGAGCAGTAGCGAGGGAGCTACCACACCAGCAGATACAGTAGCAGTGGTGATCGCAGAGCCGATCAGGCCATAGGTCAGGGTGTGCGGCGAGGTGGTGGTCGCAGCTGTCACCACGAACGACCCGTTGAGCGTGGTGAAAGGAGCAGGAAGATCCTTGACAACAATCCGCTTGCCCACCGCGATGCCGTGGGCATCAGCAAAGGTCAGGGTTGCGGTGGTTGTGGTGCTCACGGCATTGGTAACCGCCTTGGTGCCGACACCGAAAGCAAAGGTATCGCCGGTTCCAGCGGTGATCACCTTGGCAGTGGAGCTTTGCAGGGTGGTGTTGTCGATGAACTTACCGGTTCCAAGTCCGCCGAGGTTGACGCGGGTGAGGTCAACCGCCGAAGACTTGAGGGGGGTGAAGAAGAACCTAAAGCCGTAGGCCTGTTCCCATGCCTGAGTCATGATCCTGCCGGCGCTGCCGGTGCGTTACCTCGCAGGTTCCCGCTATGGCTTAAGCCTTCTCAGCGGCTTAGGCGGGAAAGCTGAGGCATGGCCTCCTACCCTCGCGGCGTTTCCCACTGCCCCCACAACGCACGGCGCCCGTATCAGGCTCGCGTCTGGTGGGCTGGAAGGCGGTGGTCTTTGGGGTACTTCACATCGATTCAGGCGGCAGCGCAGGCGGTAGAGGATTGCTATCGACAGATCGAACGATGGGCAGCCATGAATCTGCCGCCGCCCATGCTGGCGCTGCAGCATCGGGAGCGGGTGGCACCTGCAGGGTCACCAGCCGCTGTGGATCGTCCGCCAACCTGAAGATGCGCTCCTGCCCCGCTGCGGTATCCTCCGCCAGCAGAAGCCCCCGCCAGCCGTCCTGATGTTCCACCGGGGCGAGTAGCAGGGCATCGTCTGCCAGCAGGGCCAGCAGCGAGGGCGGTAGTGTCCCCTCCCCGGCGGTGGCCAGAGCGTCGTAGAAGGCCATGGCGAACCCTGGCACCTGGCGTTGCTCGCATAGGGCCAGCATTGCCGCACCGGCTGCAGCAGGAGGCCCTTCGGCAGCGTCTTGATCCTTGGGCGGGAGGAACCAGCAGAACTCCTCCATCGTGAACGGCTCGCGGCGCTTCTCGGTGTCCCGGTGAGCGCTGGCATACCAGGCGTGGAAGTTAGCGATCGGCCGCTCTGCCGCGTGCAGCCGTTCCCTCAGGAGGCGGGTTCCTTGGTCAAGCGCTTCCCAGATGGTGACTTCCGGGCACCAGGCAAAGTGCTCGCGGGTGAATGCTGGGTTGTGGGGCCAGAGGTCGCAGATCTGCCAGAAGATGGCTCCCCAGTCGGTGGGAGCAGGTTGGGCTTTCCCAGGCTGTCGGCCATCAGCTGCAGCGCCGCCGCAGGATCAGCCGGTGCGGCACCACCACGCTGCTCCTTGAGCATGAAGCCGTAGATGGCATTGCGGAGCCCCTCGGTGAGGTTGCGCGTGTCGTCGTCAGTCCATTTGGCGCAGTCGGGATCCACCTTGCCCAGCCGGTAAATGATC